AATCGCATTGTGTGAAAACATCAATGCAAAACTACAGGAGAATTTAGATCATGACGATGAAACAAATCGGTTCTGTGATTACCACATCAGCAAAGGGTCGCTCTTTGCCAACATCGACACTGCCTACAGAAACTGGTGTCGCAATTCAATTAAGTACAGAAAAGAAGCAGAAAGCCGCCGCTCGACTGATGCAGGTGGCAAGCCCCAGTACAGTAGACAAAAGCCTAGTTTCTTCGCTGGAATCAATAACAGGGTACAGGGTCAATGAACTAACTAATGTTCGTTACCTAAAAGATAACAAGTGTGACATAATTACAACAGGTTTCGATATTGTAATTGAAGACATCGAGACTTGCGACAAGTGCCTTGAGGCTGTGCAGTCTTCACTTGTGCCTATGCCAGATGACATGATCAAACGCCAGTTGCAAATGCTTGTTGCTCTAGTTGTCAAGCCATCGGGCGAATCGGCTGATGATGTTGCATTTCGCATCAATATTATGGCCAAGCAGTTGGGCGAGTATCCAGCAGACATTGTGCTTTGTGCTATCGAGAATGTGGTCAAAGAGTCTACATTCTGGCCAGCGTTTGCTGAGTTCTGGAAACATATCGGGTGGAGACTCAAGAAAAGAGAACGATTGTTGGAGACTTTGACCAACAAAAAACTTGCACTTATGGTGCAAAACCAATAGGTTATATGAAGGAGGACAATCATGAACAGATTAGGTTTTATTGGCGGCAGTGATGCTCGCCGCATTATGGACGGTGACTGGCACAGTCTCTGGCTTGAGAAGACTGGGCAAGTTAAGCCTGACGATCTATCCCAAAACTTTGCAGTACAGCTTGGGTCTTTTACTGAAGACTTTAATTTGCAATGGTTTCATCAACAGCAGATGAACAACGAACATCATATGCGAGAGCAAGTTGAGTTCATGGGGGTGTACAATTCTGTGGAGTGTAAGGGAACGGTTGACGGCTATATGCACGATGCCAATGCTATCGTTGAATGCAAGCACACCTATGATCGCAACACTATGGAATCCTGCATCAAGCAGTATATGCCGCAGATACAATTCTATCTGATGGTTTCTGGCGTACAGCATTGCTACCTGTCTGTCATCTTTGGCAACAGGCGTTGGGAATGTGTATGCATTTCAAAGGACAACGATTACATCGAGCATATGATGGCGCACATTGCAGAGTTCTGGAAACTTGTGACCAGCAAGACTGAACCTGCTATTGGCAAACAGGGTATATCTCTAGGTACAGATCAGATCCTAGTGGACAACATGACACGCAGGGATGCGACTGGTGACAATGAGTTTATCAGCCGTTGCCATGATTACATTGAGCAAGAGGCCAATGCCAAACTATTCGAGTCAGCCAAGGCAGATCTAAAAGCCATGGTTGGCAAAACAGAGAGGGAAGTATACTGCGACCTTCTCACCATCAAGCGTGACAAGCGAGGCTCGTTACGCATTACAGTCAAGGAGAACTACAATGACTGACAACATGACAATCTGGAATCAGGTATCACAATCCGATCCGCAATACCTAAAGCAAGTATCATTCGGACAGCGATCATTCACAGCTATTGATCCACAATACCAAGTTATGAAGGCGACAGAAACCTTCGGCCCTATCGGCAAAGGCTGGGGATGGACGAACGAGACACGCTTCATCAACCTGTCTAATGGCGACACTGCTGTAATTGCAGATGTCACTATCTGGCATGGCGACCATGGCAATTACTTCGGCCCATTCTCAGGCTGTCGCAAGTTCTTTGATGCCAGCAAAGGACGCATGGCAGAAGACGCTCCCAAGATGGCCATCACTGATGGTCTGACCAAGGCCCTGTCACATCTGGGCTTCAATGCCGATGTCTTCCTCGGGAAGATGGATGGCAACAAGTACGCAAGCACTGACAACAAAGGAGGTTGGTAATGTCTGAGTACGATAACACAAACAGGGGTGCGGCATTCAAGCCGTTCCCCGAACAGAAGTTTATCCTGCAAGGTAAGGTGCAGGTAACACACGGCAACATCGACAAGGAGATGCCAGTTGCTCTGATCATGGCTGAGAGTCAGTCGGGATCTAAGCGCATCGAGGTATATAGCAAGATCGGTGTACTGTTTGACAATGAGAAGAACGGCAACGACAAAGCACCAGATTATTCTGGCCCACTTGACGGACTGTCAGACGATCTTCGCATCGCCGCATGGCGTGAGATGAAGGGCGACAATGCTTATATGTCATTCAGGGTAAGTCCAAAGGTTGACAAGTCTGGAGAACAAGTTCAATCTGATCCTGTTGTCAGTAACCAGCCATCTGACGACATTCCTTTTTAACAGCAAGGGCTGTTCTCCCCCTTGCATGGCGCGGCCCAGTAGTTTCCTCCCCTGCTGGGCCGCTTGCATGAGGACACCATGAATAGACAATCTATACTTAATGACGCAATGCAAGCCACAAAAGATCGTGGCCAAGACTATGGCAAACCATCAGAAAACTTTGAACGCATCGCAAGCCTGTGGGCGGCATACAAAAGCGAACCATTCTCGGCTCAAGATGTTGGCATGATGATGATGCTGGTCAAGATCTCAAGGTTAATGGAATCTCCATTGCATGAAGACTCTTGGGTAGACATTGCTGGATACAGCGCAATTACTGCTGAAGCGATTGCCTATATTGCAGATAATCAGCACCTTCCTGCGGATCAGCAAAGCACTGAACCCAAGACACAGGCGAGTCATTGTTCGGATCAATCACCTGAAGAATCGCCTGACCAAACTTCTGCTGTTCAAAACCCTTGGTAAAGGCAAAGTTGTCAAAATATTTATAACCCCTTGCCCTTGCCAACCAAGCAGTCTTCTCTTGCTCAACAAGTTCTATCTGAGACAACCCCCAATTATGTCTGTGACCAGAGATGTACAGATCTGCTGTCCCTTTCAGTTTTGCCATCTTGCCCTGTGCGTGAAGCGCATTGAACTGAGAATGCCCGGGCATATCGTGAGCGGCATGGATGCGGCAGGAGCGGCCATTAGGGAAGTCTAGTTGGATTCTAGCTTCCCAGTCCTCAAACACTGTGTGCGGCTCTGAGATCCAGCGCAATGGATCTCCTGCGCCTGACCACATATCATGATTGCCGCCAATCAAGATCATCGGATCCATCTCTTGAATTAACCACTCAACCAAACGCCATGCTGTCTTCGAGGATGTCTCCTGCTCTCCATATAAACGAGAAAGGCGACCAATCCAGTTATTCTGTTGATCGCCCAATGAACAGCCATAAATATTATTGTTGTTTTGTATGATAGACAGATGCTCTCGCAATGCATCCCAATCACAATGCTTGTCATCAATATGCGGATCACCAAGCCACATTAGTCCAATCGGATCATTGGACTTCATCTTAATCTTGATCCACTTTTTAGATTCTTTGTTAGCTTTCTTCTGCTTAAACCTAGCATGAAGATGATCAATCACATCTTCAATAGGTAAATCATCAGCTACAGTTCCTTCTATGGAGTAAGTTGGGTTATCTGCTGATTTCTCACCAAGAAGTTTTATTTCATGTCGCCTTGCTCTGCGCCATATTGTTGTAAGAGCAATGCCACTGGCATCAGATGCAGACTGCAATGTACCGTGTTCTTGCAGAAGGTTATATGCTTCTTCAAACTTATCCATAGAATCCCCCTATGTGATGTTTACTTTTTCGCCCTCACACTATCAACGACACCGCCGCCAAAGTAGAAGGCAAGAATAATCAGCATTGCGTAATCAATACTGAATTGCTCCATGACTTGAGTGACATCATCAGGATTGCCTTTGCCACTAATCGTCATGCCAAGAACAAGTAAGTAACTGCCAAGAAATACTGCGCCAAACATTAACGCAAGAAATCTTTGCGCTAGCTTGAACGGTGCATATGCAGACATAATCTCCACACGCTGTTTTGTTTGAGCTTCAATCTGTTCTTCAGTTGAAGTGTGCATATCATCAATAAGTTTAAGCCCCTGCTTGATAACATCACCTGACCCAAATATTTGACCCAGTAATCCAAACATTACTTGTCCCTTCTATCTAAAAGTCTATCCATATGTTTATTCCACAGGATAAATAGGTTCTCAACCTTCTTCTCAAGCTGTTCGATACGCACTTCCATGCGTGTCTGCTGGCGATTCAACCATGCTATAACAATAACTAAGGCCACAATTTGTGGCCACCATTCCTGTACAAAGCTTTCAATCAAGACGATTTACCCAACATCTTTAATTTATCAAAATGAACACAGGTTGCTGACCAACCTAGTATCTCTCTATGTATTCTTTTATCTTCCATAATCGCCGTGAACAAAACCGCATCAGGGCATTCATCAACCATTGAAGTATTGTACTCGAACTCACCGTTGAGGTTAATCACAGCAACGATGAGTACAAAGAGTTTCATTTTTGTACCGCATCATCGTGAAGTATCCACTGTATTCTTTGCACGGCTTCCCTGAGTTCACGAATGTCCTCTTGGTTTGCGTGTTTGTACATCATGGCCTCAACATTTAATTGAAGGCCGTTTACTGTGTTAAAGTTCCACGCCATGAGAGCAACAAGGATGCCGATCACAGCTTGCATTAGCTTTTGTTCCATCACTTGCGTCCCTTCATAATAGCGTAAAGCCTATAACCAATCAGAATGATAGACCCGATTGCTACCACCAGAGCAAGCCACTCGTTTAATGGCTCAAGCCAAACTGGGGCAGTAACGCCAGCAGTAGCTATAGGGATGTCAATCGGGTTCTGTTTCATGTCTACCAACCAGAAGGTGTGCGCTGACCTACGGGTGGGCTGGCCAGTGTAGTAATCTGCTCATCGAGCATTGTCTGCATTTCTGCCTCAGTCTTGCCCAGCGATGCCAGCACCCAAGACTTACAGTTGTCTTTGGTCACGCTATCAAAAGCAATGAAAGACGCATCGTCAGCATCAGGCGTTGACAGGCCAGCAGAGCCATATGCGCTGACAGAGAGGGCATCGCCTTCCGCATTGGTGTGCGTGTCAGAGACAGCCGTCATGCGCCAGTGAACATTCTGAATGACATCATCGTGGCCATTCTGTGCGCTGTTGTGAACATCGAGTGTGGGAAAGTCCCAAGTGTATGTGTTGGCCATTGTAGCTACTCCTTACGGCTTTGTAGGCCAGACAACAGTGTCTAGCGATGAATATGTGTCGGTGATGTCACGCAATGCTTGGCGGTAATCAGTTTGCGCTTGAGTCATAGTTAAGTCAGACAATGCCCACCAATCTGTTTCTGCAAGCATTTTGTCACGCTCTACACGCAATAGGCGCAAAGGTTCTGCGGATGTCAATTCAGTTATCTTTTCATCAATCTGAGACTGAGTTGGCTGTGTTTGTTCCGTGTCTAGCCAGACAATGGTTTCCGTTCCATCTTCGTTTAGTTTATAGGTAAACTCTGCATTAGGAGTTAGTTCTAAAATTGCTTTTAAGGTATCCATTATGCGCCTACCTCTATCAAAGTTATAGTTGACCTTGACACTGACGAAGCACTGTCCACAAACCTGTTATATGAAAAATTGCCAGAACCAGTTGTGCCTCGCCTGTAGCCAAAGGTGTAAGTTGTTGCGCTAGTTGTTGAGGGGCTGTCTTCAAGTGTTGTTGACAGTGTATTCACTACATAATCATTGTGAACAAAGTCATCGGTATTAAAAAAGTTGGAGTCACGATTATAGGCAGAACTACTGCCGCCAACTTGACCAATTTTTGTTGACCCTCTTTTGATATAGCAACCGCCGTTTAAGTTGCCGCCAATCTGAGCATTTAAGACAACCAAAATTTTACTTGATGATGAGGTTGGTGTAATTGTCGCTGATAAATTTGTGTCGTGGTCAGTTGAACTTGATGTATATTCTTGTGTGGCATCAGATACAGCAACGACCTGCAAAACGGTGTTAGGCGTATCGTTGTCAATCGTAAAGTTGTCTAGCGTCAGCCCAGAAGGCCCAAGGGATACAGCCATTATTCAGCCTCCATCTCATTAATGCGTTGTTCAAGTTGTTCAATCTTCTTATGTGCATCCTGCAATGCCGCTACCAGTACAGGCGTGATGCGTCCATAATCCATTGACCACATATCATCTTCGCCCTCGCCCTTGTTTACAGCCTCTGGCACAATCTCTGCCATCTCCTGTGCAATAAAGCCAACCACCGCATCAGCGTCAGGGTCTGCCTTCCACTTGTGGGTGACAGCGTTCATTGCCATCAGTTTGTCGGTGGCATCAGCGATAGGTGCGATGTCAGTCTTTAGGCGAATGTCTGATGTGGTGTTGTAGGTTGTGCCTGAACCTGTGACTGAGACATCACCCACTATTGTACCGTCTTGTCTAAACTCAACATTTCTGCCATTTGAAGTGTTTCTGTTAAACATTGCGATAGTGCCGTTTTTAGTGGCTTCAATCAGCCCATCAGCATTTAATACACTACCACCGCCTGATGTGGCTGTTGACGCAAAAGCATTTGTACGCCCAACCAGCACATTCCCACTGCTGTCGATACGCATACGTTCTAAGCCGTTTGTGCGGAAGAACATATTATTGCCACTGGTTGTACCAATCTGGTCATCATCGTCATCTGTTGTAGATGAATTAACAAATGAAATTGTTGAACCCGACCCACTACTATGAAATGTCCCAACAATTTGCTGGCTACTTCTGGTATCCAAAACACGATTAGGCGAACTCGTCCCGATACCCACATTGCCGCCATCCTGTATGACCATCCTGTCAGACACACCGCTTTCGGTAAACTCAAGGTGGTTGTTGGTAGCATCATATGCGATGCGCCACTGGTCAGTGCCGTTCTCGGTGAACTGCAAAACACCTGAATAGTTGGCAGTGCTACTATCCAGTTTCAGAGTGCCATCTTTGTTTGACAAGCCCTTGATGTGCAACCCAGAGCCGCTACTGCCGAGGCTGGGGGATGTAGTCCCCAGCCCTAATGCCTGTGCGGATGCGTCAAAGAAAAACGCATCAGTTGTGCCATCGTCTGCCCTAAATGAGATATCACCAGTCGTGTGGTCAATTCTCATTCTGTTTGTGGCAGTTGATGCGGCATCGTTTACAGTTTGTATTGAAAGGCCGCTTGAGGACTGACGGATGCGAGTATTTACATCAGTGGTGTCACTTTCCATTAGGTCAATATTTACAGTAGCACCATTGAATGTAGATACAGAATTATCAACAGTCAGCCCATCGCTGGTGATTGTGCCAGTGATGTTGATGTCGCCAGTGCCAGTGATGTCGTTGCTGTTAAGGTCAAGGTCGCCGCCCAACTGCGGAGACGCATCCCCCACAATGTCAGTCAGGCCAGCAGTAATGGATGCCCAGCTAGTTCCGTTATAATACTTGAGAGCATTGTCGGTAGTGTTGTAGGCCAAGTCACCTTCATCGAGGGATGTGGTCGGGTCACTAGCACCAACACGGTAGCGGTCAGCAAAGCTGTTAACGCCCGTAATGTTGGCGGCTGTAGTATTAACGCTGGCAATGTCTGTCGCTACAGTGCTGATGTCTGCGCTGTCTCCGGCAACCGTAGTCACATCACTGCTGATGCCAGCTACTGTAGTGACATTCCCTGAAATACCAGCGACTGTTGTGACATTCGCCGCAATATCCTCGACGGCAGATACATCCGCGCTGATACCAGCGACAGTTGTCACATCGCTCGATACCCCAGCCACCGTGGATACATTCGATGAGATGCCAGCAACGGTCGTCACATTGCTTGAGATGCCAGCAACCGTTGTGATGTTGGATGAGATGCCAGCCAGCGTGTCCATATTGGTCACATTAGCCGCAGTACCCAGCGTGTTCATGTCTGCAACAGCATCGGCTGTGCCGAGAATTGCCAGATCAGCTACAGCATCAGCGGTACCAAGGCGACCAATCTCTGTTGCCTTTGCGGCGACTGCACCAATATCTGTGGCATCGCCAGCAACCGCAGTCACATCAGCAGAAATACCAGCTACCGTGGTGACATTGCCAGAGATACCAGCAACGCTCGTTACATCGGAGGAAATCCCAGCCACTGTGCCAATATCAGTAGCGTCTCCGGCGACAGTAGTAACATCAGAAGAGATACCAGCCACAGTAGTAACATTGCTACTGATACCGGAGACTGTCGACACATTAGAAGAAATACCTGCCACTGTCTGGATTGCATCTGTCGCATCAGTTCCATCCTCGATGTCTGCCAGCGTGGCAATATCAGCAGTAATATCAGCCAGTGAAGATACATCAGCAATAGTAGGCCCAGCTTCAGGAACACCAGTTGTTGCATTAAAGCCCAGTACCTTGCCAAGACGATCTGCTTTTAGGGGCAGTTCTGTGGACACCGCTTCGTCCTGATCTTTGAGACGCAAACCCCTTGTGGCTTCATCATCAAGGTCAGCCGCAATCGCTGTAAATCTATCAAGTTCTGTATTTAGAGAATCAATCTGGAATGCGCCAGAAGCAGGAAAATCTGTTGTGCGTTCAAGCGCAATGTCTCGTGTAATTACAACAGTGCTACCACCACTTGCACCTGTAACAGAGATAGTTACAGTACCAGTAGAGCCATCGCCGCCACTTACAGTGTAATCTGTAGTCAAAGTTTTAAGAGTCCCATCAACATATACATTTAAGTCTTCGTCATCAAAAAACTCAAACGAAACCGCAAAGGATGTCTGTGTGACTCCTTGGGCTACAGCATATGAAACACGAGGTGTATTGTCAGCAATGTTGATAGTCATGTCAGCATCCTACATTATTTAGAGTTTTTGAACAACGCACAATTAGTACCTCGCCCAACCACGAGTGATTTCATTCATTTGGTCTTTCAAGAACCAGAGCCGCATATACGGCAGATTGCGAGTAAATTGCTTTGCGCCTTCGCCATATTCGCCGCTTGTAAATTGATATGCACCTTCAATAAGGTCATATGCAATGCTTGGCCCTGCGCCACCTACACCGCCAATAACTGCGGCATATGGATCTGTCTCTGGAAACTTAGGCTGTATAAAGCCGCCTGACGGATCAGGCGTTCCAAGCGCACCAGACATTGCAATAGATTCATACATAAGATCTGACCATAAAGCCAAAAGACCAGATGCATCAACTGACCTAGCAAATTTATCTTGTGCAGACATATCCTCCCATACAAAATCTGGAGTCTTTAGTTTGAGTACAGCGTACCCAAGAATCAAAGATGTAACAATGCCAGCAGTCTTGTTGCGAATCTGATCTTGTGTAAATGCGGCAGTAATCTTGTTTGCCGCACCAAGGCTGTAAGACATAAACTGGAACGGCAACCCAATCAAAGAGTTCTCAACACGAGCATACCCCTTGAAGTTTGGATCTTCCTTCATACCAATAGTCTTAGCAACACGCATTGGAATGTAAGCAACGCCATCAGTAATAATGGGCTTGTCTGCTGGCGTACCCATGATAACAGTGTTCATAATGCCACTGTTCATTGAGGCACGGAACGACTCAATCGTGTTTTGCTGAATGCCTTTTTGACGCTTCATCTCAGCCATAGCAAGTTCATTGATCTTGTTATCGTATGCGGCTGAACCGCCTTTCTTTGTCAGGTCAATCTTGAGATCGCCAGCATTGAATTGACGCACCATCACTTCACGCATCATCAAGAAGTTGACATATTCCTGCGGTGTGCGGAAAGCATCTTCATCAAGAGGGTTCACACCCTCTTTAGTTGGCTTTGTCCACGACTTTGCTGGGAATGCAGTGCTTGTAATATAATCAACATCAACAAGGATTGTATTGTCTTTTGCTCTATACGCCGTTGGCATATAGGCGTTGCCCTTAAACTTGCCAGTTGGGCCAACCAACCTGTTAGCAGTTGTTGATGGAAACTGAATGGCATCAGACCAAGCCTGTGTATTCGGCAGATACAAGCCAGAGCCAGTCTTTTCCCATGGCGCATTAGCAATCTCAGTTGCCATGTTCTTATCAATGTTATAACGAGCAAGATATTCAATCTCAAACTTAGATGCTTTGCCCTGCGATAACTTAATCGAATAATCAATAAGGGTATGGCCACGAGCGGCTGACTCAATACGCTTCATAATGTTTGTCATT